AGTTAATGCAGGTATTCAGTTAGTACAAGATCAACCTATATCAGTAACAAAACGTAGTACCAATATCTGGAAAGAACAGCTTAATTACTTCTGGTTAGTAGATAAGAATGGAAGAATTATAAACAAAGAAGATCCAGCTTGTGCAAATCATCACATGGCGGGAGTAAGATACGTACTAAGCAATTTTGCTAGATTAGAGTATGAAACAAGCTATAGTGATAGAATATGGGCTGATGAATTAGCTGGAGTTAACAATATTAATAAACAAGTAAACAAAGGACTATGAAAAAAGCAAAATACCTTCTAAAGGACAATTTTATTATCCTTGTTGCGGATGATTCACCATTACTTAGTGATGAAAACTGGTCGGAAGTCAAAGAATACACATTTACTAAGGAAGTAGCTATGATTCTGTTTCAGCAAGATCATACAGGAGTTACTTTACAAGAAGATGGTACTTATGTAGCGGATGAGAGTGCTATGGAACGGGCAAGAACACTTAGTAGGTTTGAGTTAAATAAGGTTGAAGATCCAGGAGAATAATATGAGTTATAAATGGATAAACGCAAGAGAACGTCACGGTGTACCAAAAAGACAAGACAAAGAACCTAAGATAGATGGTGAAGTATCAAAGGCGGTAGGTAGAAAGGTCTATGTTAATGATCCACAAGTCATCAAAACATTAGCAAAAGTTAAGCAAGAAAGAGCAAGTAAAGGTAAGTCAGATAATACACCAGACAATTTCTTACAAGACTCTAATGTAGTAAAAGAACTTAAACAAGCGTTAGGAGTAACTAAAGAAGAATAATATGGAAAAAGAGATTAAAACTAAACCAAAGGAAGGTTATACTGTAGTGCTAGATGTTATGGGTAAAAAGCGGGAAGCGAAAGGTAAAACCATTGAAGATGCCTTAAAGAACTTTAAGATAGACTGGTCTGTTATCAAGACTAAAGGGACTTTGACTGTTAAGAAGGGATCTAAAAAGCATATACACTTCTACAATATGCCACAGTTAAAAAGAATCTTTATCAACAAGATGACTAGAATGCAACAAGCTAAGTACTTAGGGCAACTGCTAGAAGCGGGGAAAAAGACTAACTTATCAATTTAAGGTGAACATCCTAAAGACAGTTAAAATAGGAGCAATAGAATACAAGGTTGTTTTAGCTGACAAAATAGATGACGGGGAATCACACGGGCAGATAGACTATGAGAAGGAGACCATCGAAATAGACAAGAATTTACCACAAAAGTCAAGGGAGAGAACACTACTACATGAGATAATTCATGGTATTAATACCAGTCTTGATGAAGAATCGGTTGATTATCTAGCGGGAGCATTACATCAAGTCTTAGAAGAAAACAAACTATATGCCTAAAGGTGTTGGGTACAAAGGCCGTAAGAAGCCGAAAAAAAAGAAAACCTAAGAAAACCTAGAAAATAATATGGCCAAACTAAGTAAGCCAATGCAAGCTAGACTTAAGAAGCATTCAGCTCATCATACACCTAAGCATATGGCGGCTATGAGAAGCCGAATTAAAAATGGAATGTCGTTTAAGAAAGCTCATAGTATAGCTCAAAAGAAAGTAGGAAATTAAAACTATGTCACAAACAATATTTGATTTTATAAAAAGTGAAGAGGTTAATTATGAAGAGCAAGTAGAGCTATCTGATGGTTGGTCTTGGAATATGAAAGAGCATCTGAATAGGTCTTTTGCTTACCTTAATAGTCAATTTGCAGAAGATAATGGTAATAGATGGTTAAGACCATTTAAGAATATAGTCCTACCGATTCTTAACATTCAGTTCAGAACTGAAGGCTTTGATGTTAAGGATATTCAGCTTTATGCGGACAATCCTGATGAATACTTCAAATCTCTATTGATCCAGAAGTTCCATGATAAGTGGGCGTTAGAGAACGACTTAGATACCTTCATAGATGAGATGGTAGAGAGTTATGGTACTTATGGGGCTGCATTGATACGAAAGACCAAACAAGTTAAACCAGAGGTTATTAACCTTAGATCGTTAGCCTTTGCTAATCAGTTTGATCTTTTAAACAATCCTTTTGCGATACTACACAAGATGAGTTTTCCTCAACTACGTAGTGAGGCTAAATTAAGAGGTTGGGGAGAAGCGGGATCAGATATTGAAATTGAAGACCTTATTGCTTTAGTAAAAAAAGAAGATAGGGATTTTGTAGAAGTTTATGAAGTACACGGTAGTATGCCTGTTGAGTGGATGGAAGATGACGAGACTTATGATGAAAGTGAGATGGATGTAAACCAAGTACAGATCGTTGCTTTCTACATGAATGAACAAAATGAAAGACAAGGGGTAACACTTTTTAGAAAAGAAATGCCAGAATTACCATTTAAACTTATTAAAAGAGATAACATTTATAATAGAGCTTTAGGTAGGGGTGGAGTAGAGGAACTGTTTGAACCACAGCAATGGACTAACTGGGATGAAATATGGAGTACAGAAATGAAACAATCAGCTTCTAAAACTCTATTTGCTTCAGATGATCCTACATTTAAAAGCCGTAATAACTTAAACAATGCTCAAAATAATGAAGTATTTAAACTAAACCAGGGTAATCAGGTAAGCCAAATTGATACCTTTCCTCGTAACTTAGGAATATTTAACGACAGTATAGAAAGGTGGCAAGAACATGCTCAACAAGTAGGAGCGGCTTCTGATCCATTACTCGGAGAAACACCTAGTGCTGGAACGCCGTTTAAGCTATTTGAAGCACAACAAATGGAAAGTAAGAGTTTACATAGGTATAGGCAGGGTAAACTAGCAGTCTTTATGGATGAACTTTATCGTGATTGGATATTACCTCACATGGCCAAGGAGATAAGCAAAGAACAAACCTTTATGGAAGAGTTATCAGCTGATGAAATGTTAGAAGTTGTTAGTAAAATTCTAATTAAAAGAACAAATCATTTTATTAAACAAAAGATTTTCAGTTTACAAATAATTGATGAATTGGAAATTGAAGAGTTTAAAGAAAAAGAACAAATTAATATTACTAAAGAAGGTAATAAACGATTCTTTAAGATATTAAAAGATGAGATGAAAGACATAGATATCTCAGTGATGACTAACATTGCGGGTAAACAGAAGAACTTAGCATTATTAACTGACAAGCTAGTTAACGTATTAAGACAGTACATTGCTACTCCAGAAATTAGACAAGATCCTGAAATGACTAAAGTTCTTAATGTGATTTTAGAAAGCTCTGGTTTATCACCAGTAGCATTTGGACTAACACCAGGACAAGCAGTATCTCAAGGTAGTAATGCTACTCAATCAATAAAAGAATTAGGACAAGGACAGCTTAAGAATCAACAACAATCTAAAGTATGAACAAACTAGATCAAGATAAACTGGCTCGATTAGTTGGGGATAGTGCTTTACTCCAAGCAGTGAAAAACGTATTTGATGCAGGGATTGAAAAAGCTAGACCTGATATTGAAAAAACAGATAACGATCAGATTTTAGGGGAGAAATACAGAGCTTATATTGTAGCCAAAAACTTATTAGAAGAAGTCTTAAAAGACATTGATTCTTATAAAGACACAAAGGTCGTCTCTAATAAAATAGATAAAGGTAAATAACAAAAATATGGATAAACTATTAATTGCAGTACTGATAGTAATTGCAGTAGGAGTCGGTGGAATCTTTTATCAAGGATTATCCAGTGATGACGGCGGAAGTTTCGGAAGTATTATAACAGGACAAGAGTATACATCTACAACTACTCCTGAAATTGGTGGTTGGGTAGATACAAGAATTGACGGTGGTACAGGAGATTTTAGTAATCAAGGAGCATTAGGTTCAGTAGTTATCACAGCCGCTGGTGATGTAGATTATTACTTATTAGATGCAACAACTTCACTAGCATTATCTGACGTTGCAACTAATACAGTATTAATTGCACATATCGTCGGTAGTCAAGCAGCTGGAACTTACCAGTTTGATGCTGAGTTTACTACAGGATTATTCCTAGATGTATTAAGTGGTAATACTGGTTCATCAACAATTACAATTAGACAATAATTAACTAAGATAAAAATATGTCTAAAATGAATGAGGCTAAAATGGCAAGTCTTAATGATAAGATTTATGACAATGAAGCCGAACAAGAGAGTAAACGAGAACGTAAACCAAGAAAGAGATTAATTCTTAAAAAGAGGGGAAGTTCTAGGGTTTCTAAGAAATCTTCTAAGAAAACTAAGTAACTATGCCCTATAAAGATATAGAGAAGAAAAGAATTTGTGATAAAGAATACCAAAGAAAAAAACGAATAAGAGAAAAAGATAAAATACTTAAATATAATTATAGTTATAGAGATAAATTTCCTGAGCGGTACAGTGCTCACAAGAAAGTCTTTAGAGCTATAAAAGCTGGAAAACTTAAAAGGTCGGCTTGTAAGGATTGTGACAGTTTAGTAAGTATTCAAGGACATCATTCTGATTATAGTAAACCGTTAGAGGTTATATGGCTGTGTTCACCTTGTCACAAAAAATTACACATAAAATTAATTAATAAAGAACAATATGTCTAAAAGAACAAAAAATATTGATGGGATAAAATACTACGTAGCTATCTCATTAGTTGGTGTATTTGCCGTAGTTAGTCTAGGAGTACTTGCTTACTCAGGTGGATCACCTAACACAGTGATTGAAAATCAAACCGTACAGGGTGATTACAATAGTTCAGGTGGAGATGGAACAGATGGTACTTTTGGAGCTTTCCCTGGCCCTGACGTTTTCGCAGATATTAATATCTTCGGAACATTAATTACTGGTAGTGGCGCAACTCATGTAACCACAACTGCGGCTGTAACTTACACCTTAGAAGGAAAAGATCTATTAAGATATTCTTTACTAGATATTACTAATAATAAAGAAGGTTTAACCTTAACCATGCCTGCTACTAGCACAATGCAACAGGCTGGAATGTTACCGTTAATCGGAAGTGAAAGAACTTGGACTATCTACAACAATACTACAACTGATAGAACAATTACTGTTGCTGCTGGTGATGGAATGGACTTAGTGACTACTGGTGCAACCAGTTCACCACTTATAATTGGTACTGGAGAAATTGGAAGAATCCGTTGCTTAAATGCTCCGTATGATGGAGAACAGGATATTGATGTTATCTGTGACTTTGAACCATACGCACACGAAGATTAAACTTAAATAAACTGGCAGAGCTTGAAACTGCCTTAAAAACATTGTATGACAGAAGAAAATTGGGAGACCGAAACTCCTAAAAATGAGACTGGTGATGATCAACCTAATGATCAAGACGAATCAACTGAAGAGAAAGATCCTTTAAAGGATTATGATCAACAGAGGATTCGAGCTGAAAAAGCCGAGAGTGAAACTAAGAAACTTAAAGCTCAATTAGCACAAAAAGAAGAAAAATCGGAGACATCTGAAACTCCTAAAAATGAGGAACAATCAAACAAATCAGATGACAGGATAGATAAACTTACTTTAAAATCTGAAGGTATCTCTAACGCTGATGACCAAGCTATGGTTATCAAAGAAGCTACACGTCTTAAAATGTCTGTAGAAGAAGTAATGGGTGAAGATCATATTAAATCTAGACTTAAGAAACTTGCTACACAAAGAGACGCTGAGGCTGGTATGCCAGATGAAAGTGGAAAACCTTCAGGCGGTGTTAAAGGTTCTGTGGATTACTGGATGGACAAGAAGGTCTCTCCAAATTCAGAGGAACTTGCACTTCCTAAAGATCGTAAACTTAAACTTGAAGTAATTAATGCAAGAATGGATAAAGAACGCAGGAAGCGTGAGTTTCCTGACGAATAATCTGATTGGTCGGAAGTTTGATTGTCTAATGATTGATAGTAAAAGGATATAAATATATCGCAAATACTATTGTTTGGAATAAACATTCCTACGAAGCTAAAGTACGTGAAAGACTAGGTACTCCAACATCTTGGAGAGACATCTTAAACGTAAAATTCTCAGACAATCGAACCATTACTGGTTCTTACATATCCACTGAGCCTACTCTAGTAGCTGGTACACGTGGTACTGCTTATGCTTATGATGATTTAGCACTTACTGAAGAAGTACTTACCGTTGACCAATATCGTAACATTCCAATATTTATTGATGAGGCTGACAGAGCTCAGCAAACTTACCTTGATGCAATGGAAATTGCTGAATTTCAAGGTGAAAAAATCAATGAATTTCTTGAATCTCAGATGTTAGCCCAACACGCTAGTTGGACTGACTTTGGTGTTACTGATTTAGCAGGTGGAGCCGCTGATGATACTTCACAGATTACAGTTTCACCGTCTAATGTTGATGATATTATCCGAGCAACTAAACGAAAGGCTAATGCTAACAACCTTGTTAACAAAGCTGTTAAACATGGTCGTTTTATTGTTTGGCGAGCTGTTGACTTTGAGATGCTTGAAGCATTTGTCCAGGCCAATGGCTTTGACACTGCTGACATGGCTCTTAAGAATGGAATCCCCGTTGAAAAAGCTTTCCATTACATGGGTGTTGATCACTACTTGAGTAACTCTCACACTGCAAATCATGTCTTTGCAGGTGTAAAGAACTCAGGTGATCTTGGAATCTTGTCTAGCACTTGGGGTAAAGTAAAACACATCGAAGATCCAGCAGGACCTTCGGATGGTGGTTCTACTAATGCTTTATCTGGACTTGGATTACCAAGTCGAGTCGATTATGGTTGGGATTTCCCAGCCCAACTTACTGAAGGTGTGATGGATGTAAATGTTGTGTAACCATTGACATTAACGTCAAGATCAAACTAAATAATTAGATATTATTCCTATCGGGTTGGCACTTCAGACCGCTTTAACCCGATATGGTCTGAAAATAATATAAAATATATGACAAAGCTTTTTGAGCCAATTTCTAAGGAAAGTCTTATTGATGAGATAAACAATTATTGTAATACTACTAACGAAAGTTATCCTAATAGAAGAAAGATAACTAACATTAATAAAGCGTTAGATCAGTATTGGTATTTAGCAGCACAGTCATCTCCACAACTAACTTTTGATGATACTGGACAAGCAGCTCTACCTGTTGAAACACAGAACTTAGTAGATGGCACAAATGCTTATAAGATGACAGCATTTACAAACAAGGTTCTACAGATAGTAAGAGTAGCTGTCTTAGATGATAATGGTAAAGAACAAGATCTTTGGTATGAAGATTTTGATGCTATACCACACTTTCAAGAAACTTATGATGCTGAGATAAAAGGAATCCCAGGTTACTGGACTAAGAGGGGTGACTTTATCTATATTAGAAATACTCCAAACTATGCTTCTACTGGCGGATTAAAAGTTTATGTTAGTAGAGAATTATCAAAGTTTGCCTACGTTGATTTCACTACAACCTTTGGATCTGATCTATTTAATGCAACAGCACATGGCTTAGCGGCAACTGACGGACTTCTTTTCGTAAATGCTGGAGGAGCTATACCAGGAGGAATTACAGCAGAATCAACTATCTATTATGTTATTGCATCAGGATTAACTTCTGATGCTTTTAAAGTTTCAACTACGTCTGGTGGTTCAACCATAACTTTATCAGACGATGGTACAGGTAATCATAAATTCATAAAAGTTTTTGACGCAACAGCAGGACAGGCAGAACCTGGTATTCCCGTAATACATCATGACTATTTAGCTAGATATGCGGCTTTAGAATATATGGACACTAAACATCCTAAGTTTGCGAAACTAAGAGAACAACTCGCTATTGATAGTAAAGAGATACAAGACTACTGGCAGTCAGCTATTAAGCCAAGTAAAACAATTATTGAAACAAGTAAAAGACTTTTTAAATAATATGCCAGAGAAACCGTTAACAATAGAAGCTCCACGACAAGGTATAGCTCCTAGTCCTCATGTTGGGGCAGGTGATATGCGTAATTTAGATATTTTTAGTAGTCCTGGAATAGTTAAACTTAATAATGAATTAGAAGCAGAAGGTGGTTCAGTAGCAACCAATACTGTTAAATGGATAGTTCGTGACCCAGTTACTAACTCTGGTGCTAACTTTTATGCGGTAGATGCGGCTGGAAAGGTCTATGGTTCAACAGATAGTGGAGCAAATTTTATTGTTTTAGCAGCTCAACCAAATACAGCTGGTACAGGTCAAGGACTAGCAGTTTGGAAAGATCATCTATTTTGTCCTAGAGATACTGCGATGGATGTTTATGGTCCTTTATCAAGTAGTCCTAATTGGAATGATGGATGGGATACTATTGGAACTGCTACTTGGCATCCAATGCTAGTTTCAAAATTAGATGGTAAGTTATATTTTGGTTGCGGAAGATATATAGGAGTAATAACAGAAGCATCAGGAGAAAACTTTGCTGACGATACAGCATCAACTTATGCTGGCAGTACTTCTGGAGTATTTGATGATAACTCTTTAGATTTACCAGAAGATTATGAAATTAGATGTTTAGCAGAACTAGGTAATAATTTAATGATAGGATCTGGAGTTGGTTCAGCAATAGATGATAATAAGATAGCTGATATATTTACATGGGATGGTAGCTCAACATCCTTTGGTAATCCCATTCAAATGGCTGAAAATGGAGTTAACGCAATGGTAAATATCGGCGGAAATCTTTATATTTCAGCAGGTCTTGATGGTAGAATTTATAAGTCAAATGGAGTACAGGCTTGGCCAATAGGTCAAGTTCCTGAATCAATAGCAGATACAAGTGGCGGTAAATATACAGAAGTTTACCCAGGAGCAATTATGAATCATAGAGGTAAATTATATTTTGGTTTAAGTTCTTCTGGAACTGTTGCTGATGGAATAGGTATATATTCTTTAACCGAAACGTCACAAGGAAACATTTTAAACTTTGAACATACAATTTCAACTGAAACAATGGGAAGTTCTAATGCCCTTATTATTGGTTCATTAAATAGTATTAGTAGAGATCAATTTTTAGCTGGTTTTACAGATAATGCAACTCATGAGATTGATATACTTTCAACTAGTTCTTATGCTTATGGGACTAATTATACTAAAGCATATTTTGAAAGTAGATTAATGGATGTAGGAACTATACAAAATAGAAGAACATTTACTGCTATGGAGTTCTTTTTAGCAAAAGAGTTAACTTCAGGTGAGGGAATACAAATTAAGTATAGAATTAATCTTACAGATACTTTTATAACAATAGGAACTTATACAACAGCAGAGATTGGTACAGAGAAAACTTCTTTTAGAACAGAGGAGATAAGTATACCTGAATGTGAGCAGTTACAGATAAGAGTTGAGTTACTTGGAGACACCAATTCCTCGCCAGAGTTTAAAAGATTGATGCTATTTTAATATGCCTGATGAATTAAATTATATTCCAGCAATAAATAGTACAGCACTACCAGGTAAAGGAGATCAAGCAAATTATTATCCAGCTTTAAATACACAGCAAGTAATAGATGGTCAATATTTACAAGCAGGTTCAGCTCCTAATAGGTCTTTAGAAGAGTTTCCATCAGTCGATAAGATTTATACGGCTGGAGAAGATATTACAGCAGGACAGGCCTGTGGTATCTGGGGTTATATTACAGAAACAAGTGAATTTCTAGATGCTGCTCAAGCTACTTTTGTTCGTTCTGACCAATCAAGTTCTAATTTTGATAGCACTAGTCCACTTGAAACAAATGAACTTGTTAAACACGGTTTAGTATCTTGGAGCAGTATGCCTGTTATTCCATCAGGAACAGGATTAACGATTATAACAATCAAAGTAACTTTTAAATATAGTATTACTGGTGGCACATCTACTAGTGGTGAATTTAATAATAATACGGCTACATTTGACGAAACACTGGTTGTCTGGGATGACAGACCAGCACACGATAGTTTTCAAACAAATTATGGATTTGGTGCAGGGTCAGGACTTAAGACAGGTACTAAGGTAACTTTAACACCAACACAGTATAATAATTTAAAAGCTAATGGTTTAACATCTGTTGTTGAAACTGGAAATGCACTTGAGTTTGAAGATGAAGATGCTGGTAATCCACCACGAGTACAAGTTGAATTTATTTATAAGATTCAAGACGGAAGTGCTTTTTTATCAAGTGGACTTACTTCTGACCAGGCTGATGGTTTTAGAGGAATAGCTCAGAATGATGCGGTAAAAGGTCAAGAGGTAATTCTTAGACAGGAAGGCATAGATGATGATCATTTAACTGGACTAACCGCTTTTTCTGACTATCAGTTAAGTGACACGCCAGGCTCAATACAAACAGGAACATCTGCAACCTCAGACAAGGTAATAGGAAATGCACGTTCTGCTACAAGTTTTCACGTTAAATATGTTTTAAATGATAAAGGCATTTATGATAGAATAGAAGATGATAAAGGGGATGTAGCATTTAATAATGCAGCACATGA